TGTCTGCATTCTATCATCAAACTGTTTACGGTATTGTCGCAAACAATCAATACCATATTTACATTTATTTTTATCGAACCAACAGTTATCTAAACTATTTCTTACAGCTTCAATACCATGATCTACTGCTAGTCGAGGGCATACCTCAAAATCTAATCCTAATTCATAAGCAACTTCAAGTCTTGATTTACCTGTACCTAATTCTCTTGTTGTAATATCGTGTGGTGCAATGTGCCTACCATAGTTATAACCTTTTTCTTCTAATGCATTTGCATAGTACGCTAATGATTCACCATCAGCTTCTAAGTAATCTATTAATCTAACTTCAGTTCCAACTCTTTGTGCAAACCATATTGAAGTTGAATCTCCTATTCCTAAATCCCACCATGTTTCAACATCAACAGTAGAATCATATTCAACATCAGTAATTCTATTTTCTTTTTCAGCCTTCTGTATTTGTTTTCCGTAGTAAGCTCCTGAAACTGCGGCTTGAAAGCTACATTCAAATTCCTGTTCGTACTGGTCGTGTGGCATTGTAAGCCTGGCTTCTTCTAATTCTTCTTTGCCAATAATATCTGTTTCGGATGCTCTATATAATTGTCCGTACCAATCTCCACCTCTGCGTATAGCTAGATCATATACATCCCAGAATTGATTATGACCCATTGGAGTTCCAATGAATATAACATATCCAAGTTTATCTGATACTGCTGGTCTTACAACCTCAGTCCATACTCTAGGAGACATCAGAGCAAACTCATCCATGCATACTCCATCAAATCCTAGCCCACGAAGGGCATCAGGATTGTCAGAGCCAAAGATTTGTATACGAGATCCATTCCATAGATCAACCTTTAGCTCAGTCTCATGTCGTTTCCCACCAAGTTTCATTAAGGGTTCTGTGTATTCTTTTAAATAGTCGTAAGCGACTGCCTTACCCTGGCGATATGTTGGTGCGATATACGCCAATCTTGCATTCGGTATCTCACATGCAGTCATTATTAAATGATTAACTGCGAATACCGTTTTGCCAAACCGCCTATGACAGCAGATGACATTAAATCTTTTTAATTCGTTGTGTATTTTTTCCTGTAATGGGCGTGGTTCATAAGGAATGTTTATTTCCATTATTTCTTTTTACGCCAGCCAATCGTTACAGTCAATGGCTTATCTTCATCTCCTGAAATAGTTTTATTAACTGATGATAACTTTGAATGTACAAATGGAGCAGCTTCTTTAGCAGCCCACATTTTTTTTTCTACAGATACCTGTGGGTTATTCAATAGATTCAACATATATTTAAGAGGAGTTGTTTGACCTTTGCCTAGTTTAGCAGCTAATCGTTCTGCTTTTGTTCCTGCTTGAATACCTTTAGGTCTACCAGCTCCTGTTCTTTTTCCACCTCGTTCAGCCATTATATTAATCCTAACTTACCTAACATTGCCATGTCCATTAGTTGTTTACGTTGATTTTTATTTACCATAGAAGATGCACCGCTTTTATTATTCATAGCCATGTTTGTATTTGTTGCTGGTCTTGGCATAGGTACATTCATTGGTGTTTGTACAGGTGTTTGCATAGGTGTAGCTTNTTTGTTATCTAGNCTATAGTTATTTAAATTAGTTTTTTTAGTATTAGAACTAAACAATGCTTTCTTTAAATTACTTTCTGTAGCTTTGATCCCATCAAACTTAGATCCTGGTGCAACTAATACACCATCTTGTACATATGCATTCTTTATACCATCTTTAGTTACTAGTTTTAATTTTGATACCATAGTTATTTCTTTCTTTTTCCATAAAGCTTAGCCCATGACCAGCTATGTAGTTTACCAGTCCACTTATGTATGAACTTATATGCTTTTGATATTAACAATTCCATGCTCTTAATGATTTATTGATTCTTGAATTAGGATCTCTTGCAGTTTTTGCAGAGGTTAGTTTCTTTTTCATGCCTTTCATTCTAGCACAGAAGGAAGCTCGTCTTGGATTGCCCTTCTTTTTGCTAGGTGCTTTCAATTTGCCACCAGTAGCTTTGTTATAACTAGCTCTGCCCTTAGCATTCAGTCCACCCTTAGGGTTCTTGCCTGCTTTACGCTGCCATGCTGGAGTTTTTGCCATTCTTTCTCTTTCTTCCTGATGCAGTAACAGACCAATTCACTCTTTTCGGTCCAGTTTTCTTAGCTGCTTCTTTTTTAGTTATACGACTTGCTACCTTTTTAGGTCTACATGCAGGGTATGGTCGCTTCTTGTCCTTGCTACCACTACGCCCACACTTCTTTCCTGTCTTAACATCACGCCAGTCCTCTTTGAACCACTTGCGTAACCCCCCTTTGTACGCCACTAGTACTTGCCACCACGTTTCTTGTACGTTTTGACTAGCCATGCGTTAGCATATGCGGAAGGATATACCTTAAACTTCTTCTTAGCTTCTGATTTGACTCTAGAATATAAAGATGGGTTCTTTGGTTTCGGTGATGCCATTACTTGCCTACCTTTTTCATAGCAATCTTATGTGCCTGACCAAATGTTTTGCCAGCCAACATAGACTTCTTCATAGATGCCATGTGTTTTGCAGTATGGTGTACCTTGTGTTTCTTCATGGTAGCCATCTGTCTAGGTGTTAGTTTGTTAGCCATTAGTTTTGCATATACTTCTTGTTCATAGCTTCAATCTTCTTCATTAATGCTTTATACTCCTCGAATGTACCTTCACCTTTTATAGTAAAGTTATCCATAACAGCTTTTTCTTCTGCTTTTTGTGCAGCAGACTTAGGTCTTTTCATAGGAAAGTTCATGTTAGTACATCATACCTTTCTTCATAGTCTTTTTCTTCTTCTTCTTCTTTTTAGTTTTCTTAGCTGGTGCTTTATATGTGCCTTTACCCATCATGATAGTACGTCTCCTATAGTGTTTAAATTGATTTTAAGGTGCCTTACAGCACGATCTAGTTCTTTTCCGACTCATCCACTAGGGATGCTGGAAACATGTTTAAATTGCCAGCGACTGTTCTTCTCTCCCCAGGACCTTCAAAGGGATATACTGTATGCTGACACCAAGATGGGAAGAATAATAGTTTCCCAACCTCAGGTTTAATCGTCTTACATAGCGGTGGTCTGAGTTCTTCCAAACCCCGTATGCTTGTTTGTCCGAAATGAAACTGTAAGAATCCATCACAGCATCCACTTGAATTGTATAGATCATGAGCTTTAAACTCATTCATGTTCTTGATTTGTTCTGGTATCTTAGTCCAGGTAGTAAATGATAAGCCCATCTGGGTATCAGTACCATGGTCATGCAATGGGTTATAATCCCTCTCATAGCTGTGTACGGACCATAGACTATGCATATGTGGGATGCGTTCCATCTGCGGAACACCCATCATTTTACAAAATTGAGTTATATAAGTCGTTGCCATCTGAGCTACGAAGTTCTTAAACGGAACAATTAATCTATCATCATGGTCAATCTTAAGTTGCTGTCCATGTGCAATCTGTCCAACCAGGTTATCTGAGAAGTCCACAGCCTTAGGTTTATTGTGCCGAGCATCGAGGTATTCGTTTAGGTCATTGACCATACGATCCTCCATCCACACCTCCATCATAAGAGCTGTAGTTACCTGCTGGATTTTAATTTCTATTTCTTTGTTTGCCATATGTTAGTGTGGAGGTAGAAAGGATTTAAAACCCCCACCTCTCCCTTTTATCTATTGATTGTGTGTGTGTCAATACGTTGAACTTATGTTCGTTACCTCCCTTTCCTATTTCTCNCTCCCTCTTATATTATTACGCATGGTGCCTTTGTAAAACCCCCCCCTTAAAAGTTTTCCGTTTTGATTTAAACCTAGACCTTGGCTACATTATTCTCCTCNCACTCTNTCTTTGTGCGAAGCACGAACACCCTAAGTGTACCCCAGTAGAGCTATACTATCTATGTACAGTAATAGACTAGTGTCTATGAGTATAAGTAATAAAGTATTCTATGTATTGGTTAGCAATATATTATATAGGGAATTGTAATACAGTACGCTTTGCAAGCGTGTCGTCTCTGAACGACAGTCAGCTGAAAGGAACGAGTTCCCTTCAGACTACCCTAACGATATATCAATAGAGAAATATATTATTATGTATCAGAGTATTTGATGTGGAGATTAGCCTTGCTTCCTTACGGAGTTGCTATCGCAACCATACCTATGATCTCCTTCGCAGTCGGAGATACCCTCATGGGTGTATGAAGCTGCTCGCCGCAGGGGCTATATCGAATACCATTCTAGCGATGTCAGTCTTGAAGTCAATTGCAGGATAAGTGGTCGCACCGCAAGGGTGCAACAACTTAACGCAATGACTACTACGAGTGAATCGCCTAAACAAAGGGAAGATATATAAGAGATTATATTAGTAAGTAAGTAAGTATAAGTAACTTATATATTGAATAATAATAATAAACAAAAGGATAATAAAATGAATAATACAATTACAGAACTACCACAAGATACAGTAAAAGAAATGTATAACATCGGTAAGAACTTCATAGATGATTATATAACAATCAGTAAGATAACAAGAGAATCTTATAATGAAGAACCTACTGATGAAGATAAGAATTATATGGTGTATGATGAAGGTGAAGTCTTATTCGTATCACATATAACAGGCTTAAAGTATTCATTAAATAATGACAAGACTTTGGCTTGGATCAAGAATTGCCAAGATAAATTCTTAGAAGCTTATAAGAAAGCTGAGACTAGTAAATTAGAAATTGATTGTTTGAATGCATCATATTGGATGCGTAAGAAAAATCAAGCTGAAGTACAGTATGCAAGAACTCAAGTATTGTATCAAGCTATGATGAAAGAGAAACCAGATAACTGGGCTTCATCATTTGGTTCTAATAAAAATACTAAAACAGTTATGACTGAATCAGCTCATAAAGATTTTATGTCATATCTAAAAATGAGTATGGATTATAAAGCATAACATCTAAAAATTAATTAACCCTAGTAATCGTAAGGTTACTGGGGTTTTTTTCTATATAGGAACATAAGAACAAAACGAGAACATCTAAAAAAGTTTGGGGCGTTCCGCCCCCCATTAAGTAGATAGACATGACCAATGGAGGTAACATGAAATCAATTACTAATACAATCATAGCAGTAATATGTTTCGTATTATTATGCTATAGTATCAATGAGTTATATGCAGATCATGGAGATGAGCATGGTCCAGGTTGGTACGGAAGTAACTGTCATATACAACCATGGCAAGAAGATCAGGGTGTAATATGTAACATGATGGGTCTAGAAAATAAAATACTAGAACATCACGACTATAAAATATGGGAGTTTGATGACTCATATAAAATCATGTACAAAAACCAAGAGGTACTACAATGGGATTGTATACTAGATGATAGTACATCTAATGCTAACAGATTCTTCTGTGCAGTAATGATGGACTATGACTATGAAAGGTTAGAAAGTTATGATATTAAATAGATTAATTATAATATTAATGTTAGTATTAGTATCATGTAATATATACATGGACTATACTTTTATTAAAGTAGGATGGTGTGAATCAGAGATAGATATCTTAAGAAATACTATGGCTGATATACATACTATATTAAAACAATAACGAAAGGATAACTATGAAAACTATAATAGTATTACTAACTATGCTATTCAGTACACTAGCATTTGCTGAGTCTGAATATGCACCAGATAACAATGATAGAATAATTCTATACAAAGTTACAAGTGATAACGCTAATGCTCCATTGTACTCAGGTTACTACAGAGATAGTAATGGTGATGTACATGAGGTAGCAGTATGGACAGGTAGATCAGATAAATATCTAGAAGGTCCAGTAACTGCAATGAAAAAGGTTGCTAGTGTAGACTAACAAACAAGGTTGAGGTGGATAGCATACCTACCAGTAAGCTTTAACTTTCCACCTCGCCTTTATAGAAAGGATAATATCATGACACAAAAAGAAACTTATGGTCAGACTAGAGATAGTGTGATCGCAGAATATAATAAAGTTAAACCATTGTATGCAGGTAAGTCTAACTTATACATCATGGGTATCTTATCAGATGCACAGATGATGATAGACGCTAAGCAATACAAAGACAGCTAATCAATT